GATCCTTTATTTATAGTTACAGTGTTTGAACCATTAACAGTTGTTATAGTACATCCTGTGATAGCTGTATCTAATGGTGTAATATCAAAAAAATCATTACCATAGTATAAGAATAAACCTTGAGACGTTCCAATAGCTGTGTATTTTTCACCTGCAAAAGAAGTAAAAGCGTGTTGTCTTCTAGCAGCTCCAGGTAATGTTTTAGATGCAGCTGTAAGTTGATTCCAACCGCCTATCTTTTCAGGTAATCCATATCTAAATCTAACAAAATCACCATCTGTCCATTGCCCCTCGGCACCAGATTCTGTGTCTTGTTTGTTAAAGCCAGGCTTGAAATTTAATTTTTGTAGCATATAATAGCTTATATATCAGTTTTATAAAGAATGAAAGTAACATAAAATATGAGCTATGACCACAAAATATCTGATTTAAAGTACAGAATCAATGAGTTAGTTCCTGAAAACATTTGTAAAAAAATAATAGAAATATTTAAAAAATATCCTGAATTAGCCACTTTCGAAAGTAGTTATAAATATAAAACTAAAGAAGTTAAAGAAGATAATTTTAGTTGTTTAAATTTATCTAGAATAGATAACCCTAATGAAGATATATTGTATGCTTTAAATGAAGCTAAAAAATACATAAATATAATGGTAGCGAACTATGTATTAAAAATTAAAAAAATATCTCCTACTTTCAGTAATGTCTTAATAAATAAAAGTGATAATATTAGAATTTTAAAATATGGTGTAGGTCAATGTATTGAAGACCATACTGATGTAGAAGCTTATGTAAGAGCTTCTTGTACTTTAAATTTAAATGAAGATTATGAAGGCGGAGAATTTAGGTTTTTTGACGGTAAAATTAAAGAAACTTTTAAAACAGGGGATGCTATAATATTTCCTGCTGAACCTATTTGGATACATGGAACTGAACCAGTAACAAAAGGAACACGTTATTCTATTAATTGTTTTTTAAAGTCATGAATTTAATATATTCAATTCCAGGAAAAATTTGGTGTATACAAAATTTTTTAGATTATGGCACTTATAAAAAATTACACCATGATGTTTTTAAAAGTAATTTGATAAAATTAAGTTCAACTAAAAAAACTTGGAGTAAAGAATTAAAACACGGTCATAAAAATTTTGTAAAAGATACAATTTTAGATACTTCTTATAAACCACTTCAAAAAATAAAAATTCTATTAGAAAATAATCCCTTTCATAGAGTAAAAGTTAAAAACTATAGCCCCGTAATACACTCTATGGAAGACGGCTCTGGTATTAATTGGCATAATGATGCTGGATATATTTATGGAATAACATATTATATTAATAGAAGATGGAATAGTAAATTTGGAGGAGAGTTTTTATTTAAGGATAAAAATGCTAATGGTTTTATTCCTTTCATGGGTAATTCATTAGTTATTATTAGAGCCCCCTTTAATCATAAAGTTGCACCTGTTATGAAACCAGTGATCCCTAGAAAAACAATTCAAATATTTATAAATAAGGAGAATAATAATGCAAATTAAAGACAATATAATAGTTAAAGATAACTTTTTTAAAAAAAATGTATTAAAAAAAATACATAATGAAATTTTAAACTTAAATTTTACTAATAGGTTTTTAGGTCGTGAAAACAATATTTATCAAAAGATATATTTTAACGCACCTTTAGATCAAAAACATTTTGCTGTTAAAGAAGTTTTAAAAAACTTAAAAAACCACGTAAAAGATAATTTACTTACTAATGAAAATGCATATTTTTTAAGCACTAAACACGAAGAAGCAACAGTTCATAACGACTCTTCTTATGATATTAATTGTTTGGTATATTTAAAAGGAGATTACTTGATAAATAGTGGCACAGGTTTTTACGATAAATTTAACGATAAATACGTTTTAAATTGTCATGTAGGATTTAAAGAAAATAGAGCAATTATTTTTGATTCTAAAATTTATCATGCTTCACTACAATTTAATGAAAACTCAAATAAAAGATACGTTATGGTAAATTTTTTTAATTATAAATAATGATGGAAAAAACAATTAACATTTCTAATTTTATTGGAATATATGATAATTACATTACTAAAGAAGAATGTAACAATGCTATTAAATTATATGAAAATGAAAACAAATTTAATAAAACATTTAATAGATTAGTTTCTGAAAAATCATCAGTTTTAGAAAAACAAGATCAACAATTTTTTGCTCAATCTAACAACATAGATACTTGGTGGGAAAATTTAAAACCTATGATGTTTAATTTTGATATAGCATTAAAACACTACCTTGAAAATACTGGAGGTAAAGCTGCTTATGATGGTGGACCCTTTCATTATACAAGTTTAAAAATACAAAAAACTTTACCTACTGAAGGTTATCACACATGGCACATAGAACATCAAAAAGGATTTGATAACGAAGCTAGGGCTTTTGTTTTTTCTATTTATTTAAATGATGTTGAAGAAGGTGGAGAAACAGAATTTCTTCATTTTTCTAAAAGAGTAAAACCTAAAACGGGTAGAATAGTTATATGGCCGGCTGGTTTTCCATATGTTCACAGAGGTAATCCACCTCTATCTGGTGAAAAATATATTTTAACTTCTTGGATGCTTTTAAGATGATTAGTCTATTAGACAAAAACAATAAATTAAACGAAGATCGAAATAGTATAAACGTTAGCTATACTAGACATGTTAATATTATATTTGGTAATTATCCTTATCCAGATATTATACATAACCTTGCTATGTCAATTAAATCTAATTTAGATCCTAACATGGATAACTACACTAATGTAAAAGGAGGAATGACTAATTGGAATTATTTTTTAGACAAACCTGAATTTGTTGACTTTATAAGTTATTTAATAAATAAATATCAAAACACACATCCTGATATATTTAAATATTTTTTAGAAAGAAAAACTATTGAAAATGCATGGGGTAATGAAATAAAAAAAGGAGATAGTTTAAACTACCATAACCACTCTTGTATACATGGTATACTATATCTAACAAAAGGATGTGATTTAATACTACCAGAATTAAATTTAAAAATATCTCCAGAACCTGGAGATTATTATATATTTCCACCAGAAATATTACATGGTTTCGACGTATACGAAGAAGACTATAATAGATATAGTTTAATATTTAATATTGTAGAAAAAAAAGCTTTTGAATATGATAAAAAATTAAGAGCTATACGAAGTAGGTCTAGCACCTAGTCTAGAAATTTTTTCAGCTTCCGTTTCAGTATTAGTTACATTACCTTCAGCATCGTAAGTATTTCCATCATTATTATCCCAATCACTTTGTAACTTAGCTAAATGAGCTGCATCCCATTTATCAATAAACTGTTGAAGACTAACTCCTTCTGTATCTAAAGAACAATGTGGAGTGTTATCTCTATGCTCTACTTCATCCGAAGAATTAGTAGTTCCTGATTGAATAGCCCAAATATTTTGAAAATCTGCAGTAGCCCAAAAAGCATTATCATCAATAGTATAGGGAGTTCCTGCTTCAGCTCCTGTGTTTTTAATAATACTTTTGTCTTCAAAGATTACTGTCCAATTTGCGTTAGTTGCCATGTTTTCTCCTAAGTTTTTATAATATAAATAATTGTTAAATAAGGTTGTAAAACTGATGTTGCGTCTCCTGAAAAGTTTGCACTCATATTATGAGAGTGTCCTTGACCTGAACCGGCGCTACCTGTGTTCGTTGGTGGAGATTTAGCAGTCTGACCTGAACCTGTACCAATGTTAGTATCACCTTGAATTACACCACCTGTGTGGGAGTGTGATGCAAGTTGTGCAGTTGATAGAGTTGCGTTAGCTGTACTTCCACCTACGTTTCCAGTTGAAGCTACAGTGTTTGCTCCACCAGTTGATGCTAAAGCTTTGTTATTAGATTTTCCAACTGCTACATTGTCTTGTAAATCAGGGACGTTAAAAGTTGATGAACCATCTCCAACTCCATAAGTTGTAGATACAATTGCAAATAAAGCTGCGTAAGTTGATCTTGAAACTGCTTGACCATTACACTCTAAGAAACCTGATGGTACTGACGCAGAAGACCACGGCACAATAGTTGCTGTAGGAATTCCTTCTATACCTGTAAGGTTTGCTCCATCAAAATCATATTTAGTTGCTTCGTAATTTGACATATTATTTCTCCGTGTAAGTCCATCCTGTTGTAGCGTCGCCTGAATATACTAATCCAAAAGCTGCACCTTGTGTATTAACAACAAGATCAGATGCTGCATTAGCTATATTAGAAGAGTTTCTACCAACAGTCAATGCGTTAGTGTTGAAATCATAACCTTGATCTACAAAATGTACTTCATCTCCTGTAGCAGGTGAGGCTGGTAGCGTAACTGTTACTGCTCCACCATTTGTATTTACTAAAAGTTTAGCGCCAGCTTGAACTGTTTCTGCTGATGATACTGCTCTCCAGTTTCTTTGTTCAGAAACTTTAATACAATTAGTTCCATCAGAGTAAATTGTGTAATTATTTCCTTCACATAATAATACACCTGTTCCAGATGTAGTTTTAAATGTTAAAGTATTTCCAGCATGATCACATGCATCTTGAACAATATATGTTTTTTCAATTGAATCTGGAATAGTTACGTTTAAATTAGAAGCCAGTGTACCTGTTAATTTTATAACTTCATTTTTACCATCGGACAAAGCACCGTTTGTAAAAGTTAAAGCTCTAGAGGCGTTAGTTACGTTAAAAGATGTAAAACCACCTATAGCTTGTTCTAGAATTAAAAGGTTAGTATTTGTAATTTGTCCCCAAGTTCCTGAGTTTTCCCCAGTTGCTTGTACGGTAAGTTTTAAATTTGCTGATGTT